CTTATTAACAGTTTCAACATAATCTAAACCCACTTGTGTAAAGTTTGTTGTGTTATGATTGCCAACGGATAATGCACCACTACTTTCATTAGCTAACCATGTTTTATCTTCTGTTAAAGTACCTAATGTAGTTCTAAAATTAAATGAATTATTTAAATTTAAATTTTGTTGTACATAAGTACTATAATCTTTATTGCCTGTTGTATTATTTAAATTTGAATTAATACCAAGTTTTAAACCGGGCAATACATTTGATTCTGCCTTTTGTTCAAAAGTACCAAATGCTTGATTAAAAGGTAAATAAGTTGCTTTATCTTGTTGAACCACAACATCAGATATTTTTCTTTTATCTTTATTCACAATACCGTTTTGTAAATTAACATAATAATCTCTGCTAAATTCATCAATAATCATTACACTATCTAATGCTTGTGTCATAGCAATAGAACTTAATGCTGATCCTGAACCACCTGTAGTAGATATGGTTGTTGTTTTAGCTGATGATGTTGTTCTGCCACTTGTAGGAATACCTACAGCACCATAAGGCTGTGTTGCTTTATCCAAATCTAACATACCTTGACCTTGAACGTTAACATCATAGTTTGGAATATTTTTATTGGCAGTTTTTAAAGCTAACTGTACTAAACTTTCACCTTTCATGTATGGCCACATCTGACTTATAACTGATAAACCACCTGTTACTAAAGGTGCTGACATAGAAGTACCACTCATAATAGTTGAACCATCAGTTAAGTTTAAACCTGTAACCGTACCTGGAGCTACTAGATAAAAATCTGATACTTTATATTTGTCATTACATGTATTAGTTACACTATTAAATTGTTGACATATATGTCCTGCTTTATTACTCCATGAATACATATAACCTCTGTCGTCAACAGAACCAACGATTAACATTTTACCACCAAGAATTAAATTGCCAGAACTATCAACGGCAGTAGCAAAGTAACCAGGATTTGCTGAATATGCTAAACCTTGATTACCTGCTGAGTTAACAATAACCATTCCTTTATCAGTAACTGATTTCCATGCAGTAGGATCTTGTCCATTATAAAATATATTTTTACTATAATCATATCTTGTATCTGTACTTCTATAAATTCCATTTCCAACATTTACTATTTTTTTAGTAAATGTAGTATCATAATTTGAATTGGCACTTAAATTACCTATCGTAGCACCTTGATCAGCAGCCCATGATAAACCATCAGCAGCATTTGTTAAACTGATAGATGATCCTGTACCAACTTTAACTACAACAGCTTTAGAATCAAAAGCAACACCTTGTGTGCCTATGTTATTTTTAAGACCAACAATCTCGCCTAATACAAACGTACCATGACCATTTGTATCATTCATACCTGCGCCTGTGTAATCTTTAGTTGCGATAACTTGTCCTTGTAAATCTTTACTTGTTAATGAATAACCAGTATCTGCAACTGCAACTGTTACACCTTTACCTGTCCAACCTCGTGAATAAGCTTTGTCTGCATTTATGGAAGCTAAACCACTGGCATCAAATTCTGTTGTTTTATAATAATCAGGATTAGAATTGTAACCTACAGTTTTTGTTCCTAAATTGGCATCTGTATCTGTGTAAGGAATATTAGTAGGTGCTTTTACTACGTTTACACTTACTATTACACCTTTACTTGTAGATGTTGTTACAAAAGGTTCTGTAGTAATAGAGGCTACAACTACGTTGGCATAAGTCGTACCATCAGGTCTTTGATATGTAACTAAATTAGATATCTTTGTATATTTTGGTGTTGTAGTTGTTGTAATAGTATATCTTGTGGTAGTATTAGTAACGTCTTTATTAGAAGCTGTAACAGAAGTTACGACATCTTTTGTAGTTACAACTTTGGTAATTAATGATTGATTTGTTTCTAATGTAACGACCACCATTCGGGGGCCTGTTGATATAATAGTATCAGCCAATACTGATATGGTAGAAGATATTAAAAAGAATATTATTGCAAAAATTTTCATCATATAACTACCAATATATCATTATATTATAGTATTGTCAAAGGCTATTTAAAACAAATAAGTGTTTAAAATCAATAAGTTATTTTAATTTAAATTCTGATGTATTACAATATGTCTTTAAATACCATTTTCTAAACTGAGGATCTTCTTCCAAATGTTCACGTATCTGTCTGGCACTTAATTGCTCTGATCTAATACACTCGGCCAATAACTTATATTGTTCTTGTTTATTTTTGTTTATTTTTGTCATTATATTTTAACTTTAAAATTAGATTTTCATTATTATCTCTTACTATTGTTATATTTTGACCTTTCTTAGTATGTTTAACAACTGTTGCTAGATAATCATTCACTTCTATTACTTTTTGTTTCATTTTTCTATCCCCCATTTTATATGCTGCCATAACCTATCATAACTATAATATGTAAAGGTTAAAACAAAATTAAAACCTATTGTTGTCCATATCGCATCTTTAAACCCTTGTCCTGTTAATAATAACATTATAAAGGTGCAAGTAAATATCCACACTCTATATATCAGAGCTTTTACGATACTTCTTTTTTTTGTTATTTTCATTAGTTTATTGTCTGCTTATCTTCAGGTTCTAATTCGTCATAAGGTCTTATATTGTCAACCGATTCAGGTATTGATTTTAACATTCTTAAAAAATCAGCATCATTTAAACATGACTTATACAATCTTAATGCTTGTGCCAATAATGTTGCGGCAACTATTTGTGTTTGTCTTTTTTCAGTTAATATTAGACGTGCTACTTCCTGAAATACAGCATTATAAACTTCTTTTAATTCTTTAGAATCATTATCTTGCATTTTCAATTCCTTTTTTATACCAATCAGGCATTACTGCTGGACTTTTCCATGTAGCAAAATCTTTTTTCTTCATTATATAATATTTTCTGTAACTAGCAACTGAATCTCCTGGAATTTTACATTCATCTGGCATAGCAGGGGTAGGCTCTTTTGCATCTCTAACAGGCAATTTTTTAGGAGCATCTTTTAATATTTTACCTAATTTTTCTATTGTCATGTGATCTTGATTTTTATTATATCTTAATTTAAATTGCGAGTGTAAAGCCATCATATGTCTATACAGCCATACATAATTCTGTAAATTATACATTACCCACTGTGTACTTGGATGTTTAATATGACTGGCTTTATATAAAATTTTATCTAAGTCTTTATCTGGGTGTCGCCATCTTTTTATACTACGACCATTTGCCGTTTTATCTATAAATTCTTGACCGTCTAATACTCTATGTGCTGTAGATAACATTTGTGCTGATTCTACGATCATCTTACAAACATGTTTATCACAAGACATTTCTGCCGCTTTAATAGGATCTTTATGTAAATAAAATATATTCATTAATGTATGCCTTTTTTATATTTTTGGCATAATTTTTTCCAAACACCAAACCAAAATTTTTGTGCCCATTTAGATTCTGCTTTTTCACAAGCTCTAAATGCGTTGTTTATAAGTTTTTGTTGTAATTTATTTGTAAGATTCAATTTCGCCATAATATAATATCATAATATCATTTAATTGAATTTTTGTCAATATTATTTTTTACTATTCTCGTTCCAGTCGTATATCTGATCTAATTTAACTTTAATCTCATCTGGATTTAAACCTTCCAATTCTTTAGCGCCTATTTTTTGTATTAATGCTTTATAATCTCTTTCACGTTCTTTTTTTGATTCTTTTTTATCAATTTTTTCAATAAACTCTTTAATTGCCTGAGATTTTATTTTAGATTCTAATTCTGATTCTTCTTTTTTTATAGTTTCTTTTATTATAATAGGTTTTTTAACAACTCCATTAATAAGTTCTCTTTCTCTAATAGATACATTAAATGCAATTAACATTAATACGGCCAATGGATCAAATACTAATATTAAACATATAATAACCAATCTAACAGCTCTGTCTAGGTTACCATCCATACTATCGCCATATATTAATTCTGCAACATATTTAAATGGCCCTATGTCTTTATCTATGGCCAATTGGTCTTTATCTAATTTAAGTTTTTGATTTGATAAATCTGTAATTTTTTTAGATGAATTGGCTATAAGATTATTAGCTTTATTTCTTTCATTCTGTTGTTTTTGTCTCTCTGCAAGGCCTTTATCTGCATCTTTATCAATTACTCTGTCTAATGCTTTATCTAACTGGTCTATAATCTTTTGAGCGCCATCTAATGATTTCTTTTCTGATTCTATTTGCCTTTCAATATTCTTAACTAATAATCTATTACCAGTATTAGGTGCGGCCTGATCTAAATGTGCTTTTGATAAAAAACCAAAAATACCTACTGATGTTATAAACATAAGCATTAAAACTGCTGATGTTAAATAATATCTTATAGCGTTAGGTAATAATTGAGATTCCCAATTTCTATATAACCACGATACAGTTACCAGTTTTGCTATCTCTAATGTGATACCCATTGATACAACTGCCCAATAAGCACCAGCAAATAATGATGCCAAACCTATAATAGAATAAGCAGCACCTATAATAGATACAGCAATACCCGATAGAAATAGTAATATAGTCAACATATTAATTATTTGTTAATAGAATCAAATTCCTCTGGTTTTGGTAATTTAGGCGTTTTAATTTCTTTAATATCAATATCTTCTGCACCTAGAGCTTTTAAAAATAATCTTGTTTCATTTTTAGCTCGTTGCATAAAAACATCATGTGCCATTTTAGATACTGTTACTTCGTGTAAGAATTGTCTTATTTCTTCCTTGATCTTTTTATCATTGCCATTTTTAAAACCAAGATAAAAAGATAATCCAATAACAATGCCTGATATTACGAAGAATAATAGATCGTTCATCTTTTAATAACCACCTTTCCTTCTTCTCTTATTTTTCTAATTATATTTATAACTTGTTGGTTGTAGTCTTTTGTTGTACTCCAATTATCAAGACCTTTCGCCAATGCAATAGAATCAACTCTACCCCACCATCTATTTTGTTGGTCTCTTATTTCTCTAAATTTTGAATATGCTTCTTTAGTATTCAAAATTGTAATATAATCACGGACTGAAGCACACTTACTATGGTAAGATTTAACTCTCCAAGATAAGTTTTCACCATAACCTGCTGGTAACATACCTTTCTCTTTATTCCATATTCTAATACCAAATAGATTGTTTCCTTCTTTGGCAAATCTACTAGTGCCTCCATTACTTTCAATTATGGCCTGTGCAATAATAAGTTCATCAGGAATTTGTTGGTTTTTATGTAATTCTAAATTTAAATATGCAATACATTTTTGCATAGTTTTAATAAAAATCTCATCATTATAAGTTTCAATTCTAGGTTCCATAAAACCAATTTCTTTGGCCCATTTCATAGTTTTATCTATGGCCTTTTCTTCTACACTATGTTGAGATATAAAATTAGGAAAAAATGTTCCTACACCAAATCCAATTAATGTAATACCAATAATTGCCATTGCCTGTCTAAAATGATATTTTATTTTTCTAGGCAGTCTATATCTGATGTACCAATACCAAGGTCTTTCCATATAATTATATAATTAAAATATTCGTTTACTTACAATGTATGAAAAGTAGTGTTTTGGTTCATTCAATTCACTAACTTGAGCATTAACATCATTAAGTTTAATCTTCTTTTGTAAAAAGATTAATCTGTAATCGTTCAAATACTTTTTCATAGTATTAAATATTTCTTCTGATTCTTTATTGGAGAAATTATTTAAAACATCTTCTTGAAAATTACCCTCATAATAAACGATCTGATCGCCTCGTCTCCTATTTTTGGTAAAATCTTCTATTGATTTAATAGAATTGCGAATAGATGATTTAAGATACTCGTCTTTGAACTTTTTTGTTATCACTTGTGTCATTATATACTTTCTGTTGTTTTTTAATTTATAACTTTAAACCAACGTATTTAAGTTTAGGTTCAAAACTATAAAATAGTTTATTGTGGTTACCTGTATCATTTACATGTGCAAACTGATATAGATGTACCATTTCATGGGCCAAAGTGTCCAAGAAATCTCTTTTACTGTCGTATTGTTTATCCATTTCCAATACAATAATCTGTGTACCTTTTCTTTTCCAGTCAATAGTAATAACTTGACCTAAACAATTCTGTCTTTTAAGTTCTTTGATTACTATATCGTTGAATGGTGGTAATTTGTTATCAAAAATGCCTTTGTTTAACATTTTGAAATATTTTTTAATATCTTTATATGTGGTTCTGTATTTTGTTTTTGAAGATAACAATGGCATAAGTTTTTTTTTAATTGTTAAAACTTTCTGTTTTGTTATCTTTTCCATATACTACCACTATTTACAATCGTCCTGTATTTTTGTACCTTTTAACAAGCTACATTTATATTGTTTATCTGCTTCAGCTCTTAATTCTGCCGACATCTTATCTAAGATAGTAGGCAAATACTTTTGTAATATATTAATGGAATCAATTGCAAACAAATGAGCTGCACGTGCCATTTCTTGTTCCATTAATTTAGAAGCATCAACTGATTGGCCAGATACCTTTTGTGTAATAACATGGCCTATAACAGCAGTATTATATTCATCAGCCTTAACTGAGTTCATAAAAACAGTTAAAAAGGCATACACCAGTAAACCTAGTGCTAATAAAAATATCAAGTATTTTCTCATTATATTTATTCTTTGTTGTTTATATGGTATAATATAACATTTAAACTTGATGAATACAAGCTTTATTTTGATTATTTTGAAAGAAATATGATATGAAAATCAATGACTTAAAAGGGTGTTGCAAATATACAACACCCTATTATTGATTATTTACGTAAAAAATCGTCATTCCAGTTAAAGGCTTCTTTAACTACGTTTTCAGTTAAACCTTTATAAACTAGATTCAAATTTTTGTCTTTAATATTAATAAGAGCCTCTGCATCATCTTTATGTAATGCTTCTAACATTTGTATAAAAAGAGCCTCTTTTTTAATTTTAGGTATTGTACTTCCGCCTTTAACGAATAAGTACAATTTTCTTGCTTCATCTAATAAAGATGTGTGGTCTGTTCCTGCTGGGGCTTCATTTGCCATATATGGAGGTGTTCCCTCAGGTATATCAAACTTAATCTTAGGATCAAAAGCAGCTTTTAATAACTGTCTTAAACCTTGACTATCATGTTTTTGTAGGACTTCGATCTTTTTAGGTTTGTCTTTTGCGTTATTTACTTGTGTAAATATTTCGTGAGCAAGTGGTCTAGCATTAGTGGCCGTACGAGCCGATGCTTCTAAACCTTTTTTACTCATTAAGCTAGAATGTCTAGCTTGTTCTGTTTCTGCCATAATTATTCACTCCAATATTCGAATATTAAAAATCACCAATGTTACTCATTAACGATTTTAGTTTGTGTTCTATAAAATACGGTAACAGTTTGGACCTGCTAGGAACTTTATAGTTCTTATAGTTATTTATAATAGTTTTTTCTAGCTCTTCTGGTATACAAGAAAGGTCTATTAATCTCTTATTTCTCTCGTAATATTTACTGGTTTCACTGCCAAGAGGTATATTACTAACATTGGCCCATTCTTCAAGTCTTTTCTTATTAATAGGTCTTTGTTTCTCACCTGTTAAAAAGATATCGTCTGGACTTAATATATTAGGAATACCGTCTGATCGGTCTCCTTTTATAATCTGTTCGTGTAAGAATTTATTAGCATTTATTCCTTCACCAACAAATACCTTTTGTATAGGACTATATTGTTTAACATTAGGTTTTGATTGTAGTTGTATGAAATCTTTATCACCACTTATAATCATAATAGGCTCGTTTGTGTGTTTTACAAGTATTGCTATGATGTCATCAGCCTCGGCTTTTTCTACATACATCATAACATAAGGGAAGTTTTCTGCGATTTCGTGTTTAATTTCTGTAATTACATTAAATATATTATCCCAATCTGTGGCAGAATCTACTCTACCTTTTCTACGAGCATGTTTATAATTAGGAAATATATCTCTGCGCCAAGGATCTCCAGCGTCAGCACATAAAACTATTTTATCGCCATATTCTTTTTTGAATTTTAAATTAAAACCTCTCAATGAATTGATTACCATGTGTCTAATCATTTCTTTATTAGGCATGTTTTCAGCCTTACCTCTGGTCTGTGCCATAAGGTTTGATATTAAAACTTGGTTAAGATCAATTAGAATCATTTTGTTCTTTTTTTTTTAAATATTCCTCGTGTTCTTTTTCACGTTTATTTTGTAAACTGATTCTTATTTTGTCTGCTTGAATTTGTTTTTTATTAACTTCTAAAGGGTCATCTATTTCTTTTATAGATTTAAGTTTGGCCCCCATATAATCTGTAATTCTATTTTTGGCGTCTTGCTCTGTGTCTGCATAAAACCATGATTTTAAATTATTGTCATCTTGTAATGTACAATTAAATTCCCAGGCTTTGTTTATATTTTTTACAGGCATTTTTTATTATTGGAATAGAGGCGAGCGTTATATATTTCTCGCCTCTATCAACACTAATTAAGCGTTATAAGAGTATAACGATTTTCCATATAGTTTTTTGATACCAGCAGCAATAATCGCTTTAGATGGTGTTCCTAATCTATATGAAGTACCTTTAGAAGTTTTATTGATATAAATCATATTTCCTTCTAATCTTAATTTGTCAATCATAGCTCTTGGAGATACTAGATCAAATCTGTCTCTCAAAGTTTTCCATGACACCGGTTTCCCAGATGACAATAGGTTAAGTACTTTTTGTGTTTTTGAAGCATTACCACGTGTAAATGCTCTTTTCAATGTTTTAAACATTATGTTTTCTCCTTGTTTCAATTGCTATTTTACAACCTGCAAAGGCGATTCCTTGAGGAATTTCTATAAAACTATTTTTCCCAATCATCTGGTGTTTCAAAATCTGGATCAAAATCTGTCCATCCATCATTGGTTCGTTTAATCTCGTCTTTAATATCTTTACTAAAAGGTTTATGAGGTTTATGTTTCTCATCTATAACCTTACTATAATCTATTGATGCAATCGGGCCAAATCTACTCATATTAACGTTAACTATTTTGTCTGACAATTTTTGAGCAGGATGTTTGACATCAAAATCTCTATAAATTAAACCTCTCATTATATCTACTAATAAAGCTAGGTCTTTTGTAAATTCTGGTTTCTCAGTCAATATAGACATCTCTACAAATTTTCTCAACATCATTAAAGCAATCTCGTCAACGTTTCCTTCAACAAATTCTTTTGTATTTTCTATTCTTGCTTTTTCTGAAGCGATAGGATCTTGTTTTGCTGTTTCTTTATTAACAATTCTATCTGTTGGAAATAGAATTACTTTATTATTATCGGTCATCTAAGCAACAACCATTTTAGCCAATAATATTCTATTTGATTTTTTGTCATTAATTATCTGATTTAATTATTTTACCTTCAAAATTGACTAATTCTTTATCGTGTAAATATTCAACCAATTGATTATAACCACCAATAAGTTGACCATTTATTTTAATTTGTGGCATTGATCTAACATTTTTACCTATTTCTTCATATAATGCTTCGGTTGAAGCAAAATCTTCGAACTTTTTTTCTGTGTATGTAAGGCCAAGGTTATTTAATAACAACTTAGCCTTAACACAATATCCACAATTATTTTTGGAATATAATAATATGTTAGATATATCACTCATTAGTTAGCCTTGTTTTCAACGTTTTTAACTGTTTCTTTAAACGCTAAATCAGCTTTCTCTTTTAGTTTATAAGAGTTCGCTACTTCTTCAATATTGTAGTGATACATCTTATTATATTCGCCTAAAGGAAGTTTCAAACCAACCCATGCTCTATAGTAACCTTGATTTGTAGTTGATACTTCTGTAGCAAATACTTCATACCCTCTAACAGGTGTATTTTGTATTACGTTAACTAAAGTAGATTCTACTTGAGATACTATAGTCTTTTGTTCGGTTTTTCCTAATTCAGTTATAAACTGTTTAGATTGTTTATTCATTTCGCCTTTGATAACGTCAGCAATATCAGCTTTCGCTAACATCTTTGCTTTCTCAATTGCGAGATTTAAGTCTGGCGATACAGCGGTACCTGTACCAAATAAACATTGTTTGTCTGTGCCTTTAGATTCAATAGAATTTAAATTACAAACTTCTTTTTGTTTGATTTGATTAACGTACCAAGCAGGGATAACTGTTAATGTATTATCTTTTTCTGCTTTAATTTCATAGTTCTGGTTTAGGCCAGTATTAGCACAAGCACCTAGCAACATGCCAAGTATCGTGATTGTCATTAGTCTTATCATCATATTATTTCACACTCCTATTTACATCATATACGATTTCTTCTGTTTTGTCAAGTCCTTTTCTAATTGTCTTAAAAAGGTCTTTGGCAGATACGTTAAATATTAACATATATAAAAGTGTAGCGATTATAATGTTTTTAAACATTATTGCACTCTCCATTCACCGTTCTTGTTTAGGCACGTCTTTCCGAACGATTTAAAGGCGTGATCTGGTCTACTATAGTATCTGCAATATTCTGGTGCCGATACATCTTTATAATAGAATTGTGCAAACATTTCCCAGTAGCCAGGTGTAATTAAACCCTTTCTACCGTCAGCACACTCCAAAATTTCTTTTTTAACAACACTTTCTCCTTCTTGTGTAATCTTTACTGATACATAACAATTTTGATTAGCACTTTCTTTAGGTGTAATAGTTCTACTTAATTCATACGTTTGTTTATTATTTAAATCATCAATATCCTTTACAACTTTTTGATATAAAGCATTGTCATGTTGTTTTTCTTCTTCGGTCATTTCTACTTTAGGCATGACAAATGTTTCATTAGCTCTTACTTTTGAAATACAAACATGTAAAATAAAATAAAATAAAACAATATATAAAAAGTATTTCTTAAAATTTATTAAAGTTCTACCTTTTCTCCAGTCCCATATTAATTCTTTTTTAGGTAATACTGATCTAATTGTTAAAAATAGTTCTTTTACCATATATAATAAAGTATCTAATAACTCTATTGCATAAGGTTTTAAAAATTTACCTGTTGCATTTAAAGATTTCATAATTAACTTCTTAATTGTAATTGTCCGCATATTATGATTATTAATATAATTAAAAAGAATATAATAATACTTTTTTCAGATACTAATCTTAATGGTTCTTTTCCTTTTTTACTCATGTTTTACTTCTAATTTTTTTAATGTATCTACTATTTCATACAATTCTTCTTCTAAAGCTTTTCTAGCATGAAAATTATGATCAAAGAAATTTATTTCTTCAATTATTTCTTGTTCTCTTTCTTTTAAAAGATTAATTTGTTCTTTGTCTAAGGACATCTTTTTCTACCCACCTTCCGTCT